TTGCCATTGGTATGAAGAACGAAATCATGTGCGCAGAGTATATCACTACTGAAGAAAAAGAAATTATTGATACAGTTCTTGTTCCTAAATGCGCCGCAGGTCCTATTAAAGCCTGTCCTGAGGTCAAGGGATGCGGCAGATATAAGCCACTTAAAGAATTTGTATGGCGTCCAAAGGCAGAATGGCTTCACTATTATGCAGAGGGCGGCGGCGAAGAGTGTAGTATTTGTGGTTTTAGTGGTGGAATTAAAACATTTAAGTTCTGTCCTATGTGCGGTAGTGAGATGAGGTAAGGCTTATGATTGTAGCAGTAATAATTGGAATAATAGCTATTCTATTAATTCTCATCTACGCCATTCCTCGCATTAATAAATAGGTGGATAAGCCTGAATACTCTCAGACTTTCTTTGAACAGAAGAAGTTTATTTGTAAGAAGATGCGAGAGGAACAGCAAAAACTCGTAGAATAGAACAAGAAAGAAATTGACGACAGTCTTAAAGAATATGTCGCCAACTGTGATGCTAAGCGGTAGGCGGCATTGGACGAATTAGAACGTGCAAAACAAACTCTCCATGACTCAGAGGAATACTATGCTCGGCGTTTAAAAGAACTTGAACAGAAAACTTTTGACCTTGTTGACGAGGAATCAAAGAAGTAGGCATTGGAATTACAAGGCGTAGTAGACTTCTATCAAACTCGTAGACAAGAAATCTACAACGACTTTGAAGCTTTCCAAGAAAAAACTAATGCAAGACGTGAAGAATTGAATGAAGTTCTCAGAAGAGAAGAGGCTAAACAGCAGGAAATAATTGAGGGGTACAAGCGAGCTGAACAAATAAAACAAGATAAAAACTTTTATCGCATTGTTCTCAATGAAGATGCTTAGGATGACGTAAAGAAATTACGTAAGATAGCCACTGACCTTCATGACCCAACTATTATCTACAAGCTTATCTACAAGACTTACTATGAAAAGCCATTCACTGAAATGGTTGGACGTGTTGTATCTAATGATGCAAGTGCTTGTGGTATCTACAAGATAACCAATTTTGAAAATGGACGTTGCTATATAGGTCAAACCAGATAGGCTTTTAAAGAACGTTGGCGTACCCATTTGAAAAGAGGAGTTCGTGCCGAAGCAGGTACAGCTAATAAACTTTATCAGGCTATGTGGGAAGAAGGAGCAGAAAACTTTACTTTTGAAGTTTTAGCGCAATGCTCCGCCGCCGAACTCAATGCGAAAGAAAAAGAATACATTGCTCTATACCATGCTGATACTTGGGGATACAATGGTAATAGCGGTATCGGAACATAATGGATTTTATTTTGAGGAGGAATATTTATGACTAAATTTTTCATTTCACAATCAATGAGAGGTTTATCACAAAAAGAGATTAAGGAGCGTCGTGAGTTTCTTACTGATTTAATTGCAGATAACTTTAGTGGAGCTATTGTTCTCGACTCTTTCTTAGAAGGAGCAAAGGACGTTGACCCATTGGTTTGTCTTGGTCATGCTATCACTATTATGTCAAAAGCAGACGCAGTTGTATTTGATACTGGTTGGCTTGAGGCACGTGGCTGTAAAATTGAATATGAAATTGCAAAGGCTTATGGTAAACAGATTTATTTTGTCATTGACGATGAAGGTCCTGCTTTCCTTGCACCCGAAAAGTAATATTAGCACTCCCTTTTATAGGGGGTGCTTTATTTTATTATATGGAGATAAAATATTCCAATCCCATTAGAAATTTGGGAAATACTTTTTTAGATTTTTGCCCGTTTAATTTTACCTAAATTAAGAGAGAATATCTCTCATTGGGCGGCTTAAGGAGTCCAATTATTTTTATAAAACGAGGTGAATTAAATGAGCACTTACAAAATGACAGGTCCTGGCGGCTTAGATTGCGCTATTCCACGTCCAAAGAGACCGTTTCCACCAGTTCCTCCTCCACCACCTGTTCCACCATGTCCTCCACTTCCAGATTGGGAGGTTTATCCATACTACCCACCATATCCAGAGATGGATGCTGAGCCAGTGCCAACTCCTCCAATTCCAGGAAGACACCCTCATCCATTCCCACCAATTCCACCACATCCTCCAATTCCACCACATCCTCCAATTCCTCCATATCCACCACCAAAGCCTGAGAAGGTTGATGAATGCTCAAAGAAGCTTGCTAAACTTACTCAGAAGACTAAGGTGCTTGTTCAGATGATTAAGGACTTTGAGAATAAGAATCGTCCAGTAATCGTTACAATCGGTCCTAATAGCTATTCATTCGGCACTGAAAACATTACTGATTTCCATGGTGACCCAGCTAAGGGTATGTATGCAAACATTGTTTGTGGTGACCCAATTGAGGACTTCCAGCCAGAAGAGATTGAGATTGATGACACTAATACTCGTGTTTCTGTTAAGAATCCAGTTGACCTTCTTCAGACAGAACTTGCAAGAGTTCGTAAGGAAATCACACTTGTAGCAGCAGCTATTAATGATGAAATTTCTGGTGAGAACGAAATCTCTAATAACGGTGTTCCCGGAATAGAATGAAAATCACTAATTTGATTTAATTCAAAGGAAGGCTTTGTGCCTTCCTTTTTTGTTTAGTTATTGACTTTTTAAATAATTTTTGTTATAATATTATTGTAATAAAGATTAAGGAGGAAATATAAATGAGAAATAAGTTAAATATTGTTGGCGAAAGAGATGCTATGGCTTTTTGCATTGCTGCTTCAAAGTGTATAGGTGAGGTAATGCTTGTTGACGAGAATCGCAGACAGTGCGTAAACGGCAAGTCCATCATGGGTTGTACGCTCGCTATGACCGAGTGGAAGGAAATTTGGGTCGAGACAGAGAACGATTGCTATTCAGCTCTCGAAGAGTGGATAGAAGTCGCTGCTGACGATGGCGCTTTTGTTCACGAATAATTTCGATTGTCGTTCTGGTCATAATAGTTTTCGTACAATTTTTTAAAACTTTGCCAAAGGAGTGAGAAAAATGATAGGCGCAATCGTAGGGGACGTGGTCGGTTCTCGATTTGAGTATCATAATCACAGAGATAAAGAGTTCCCGTTATTTACAGATAGCTGTAAAGTAACGGATGATAGCATCATGACAACTGCCATAGCCATTGCCGTCATGGATTACAAAGAACATGGACGGCCACTGGACAAGGCGGCAGTTCATTGGATGCGTAGAATAGGATAGCCATATAAAAACGCAGGATACGGCGGCAAATTTGCACAGTGGATGTATAGTTCTGACCCAAAACCTTATAATAGCTTTGGCAATGGTGCTGCTATGAGAGTATCGGCTTGTGCTTGGGCGGCAGATACAATGTTTGATGCAATTGAAATGAGTGATGAAGTTACAAAGGTAACTCATAATCATCCCGAAGGAATAAAGGGAGCAAGAGCTGTTACTGCGGCAATTTTCATGGCAAGAACAGGGTGTTCAAAGGACGAGATTTATGAGTTCATTGACCAAAATTATTACTCATTAGATAAATCTGTTAATAAAATTCGGGAGACTTTACAGTTCGATGAAACTTGTCAGGTGACTGTTCCAGTTGCTATACAGTGTTTCTATGAGTCAGAAGATTTTGAGGACTGTCTGCGTTTGGCTATTTCTGTCGGTGGAGATTCAGATACTATCGCCGCCATAGCTTGTAGTATTGCCGAAGCATACTATGGAGTTCCAGAGAATATAAGAGAAAAAGTTTTAACTTTTGTTCCACAGCAACTTAAAGATATTTTATTCAGATTTGAGGAGATTTATGAAGAAGAATAAGATTACTTTAAAAAGAGTAGTTAATAGCTATAAACCCAGTTGGAAAACAACTCCGGGTGTCGGCTCAGAAGAGTTTTATAAGAAGTGGGGTTTTCACTATGAAGACCTTTGGAATCTTGATGCTGAATCAGCATACTATCTTGCTGTAAGGCTTACGCTTTATCGTGATTCTCAGAGCGGACTTCCAACAACAATTCTTTCCCATTATGGCGCGAACCGGGAAACCAGAACAGCCGAACAGGAAAGAAAAGCCAGTAAGGCTTGGCGTACAATACTTAATAAGATGATATTAGGGTTCTATCTTTATGCATCTGTATTTAACCCTGATGATAAACAAGAAAAAATAATTAACAAAGCATATAAACTTTTTGCTGAATGGCATGAGTCGCTTTGGGATTAAAGGAGGAAAATAAAATGGGAAATGAAAAGGAAATGTATCCAAAGGCAAATTTCAGAATGAAGGTAACTTTACTTGAAAAGCAGGACGGCGGCGAAGGACTTAAGGTTGTAGCCTCTAAATGGGTTAAGGGAAATGGTAAGGAGTTCCGTGAATCTATTAAAGAGGACAGAGCGAATGGTGCTGAGAGAACAATTGAAATTGTTGATGGAGCACCAGAGAAGTTTAAGATAAATCAGATTTATATGCTGAGAGACCGCAACGTTGTTTGGGTTTACACTGAAGCCTAATAAAATTCTGCCCCTTTGAGGGCAGATTTTTTTCTCAGAGAAAAATTTGACTTTTGAAAAAATTTATGATATAATCGCGCGCGCGCGCCCGCCTATTTAAATAGTATAAAAGCAAAGAATTTTTCTTTGAGAAAAAATTGACTTTTATAAAAAATTATTATATAATAAATACAGAAATTCAGAAAGGAGTTAAAACGAATGTATACGATACCACTTCAGATTCATGAACAGGGAGGTACTGATTATTCTTTTACAGATATGGACACCTTCTTAGAGACAAGAGAATCAAGAGAATATCTTTTCAATGCACAAGAGGTTCAAGACGAGATTGAATCTTACATCTTCGACGCTATCGTATGGGTAGCTGAGAACAACAAGCGTCCAAAAGATGATAAATTAAGCTGGGATGAATGTCCTTATCCTCTTGATTTTGTTCAGGAGTTAATGGAATGGACAGACTTTATTTGCAACTCGGATGATGACATCCTTGACGATTATGACCTTTATAAGGGTTGGGAAGCTTTAACAAGAATTTACTATAACCCTAAAAACAAGAAGTATTACGGCGTGCCATACACAAGAAGTGGCTATGGCGATTCCGATTGGTATATTGCAGATTTCTGTGAAGCCGTCGCAAAAGAAAGAATTGAAAAATATTACGCTCTCCTTGATGGAGAAGAATGAGAGGTCTATATGGAACAGCTTATTAAAAAGTTTGAATACAAGGATAAGGTATTACTACCATAGAAGAGATTTATGAGTATGATAGTAAAGTCTTTCAAGAGTGGCGAGATGCTGGCTTTATCAAAGGAACTGAAAAAGAAGAATTTGAAGAGGCTACTGACCGCTATATGCTCGATGTGCTCCGTTCAATTATATTCGGCCCCGAACAAGACTTTGAGACAGACGAAGAGGCGAATGCCGCTTATGAAGAATCTATTGACCTTGGTCGTCAATTCTTAAAACTTGCATATGAACTTGACTTTTGGGACTATGCAGAAAAGACAGCTGATGGCACAGACCTTGATGACAGTTATATGGACGTAACCTATTACTTTAAGGACTACAAGGAAGAGAATCTTTACTTTGCTTTCAGTGGCAGAGAAACTCCTTGGACAAGTTATGATGAACATGACTATACTTTTTGGGCGGCGAAGCGTGTTCCAGTAACCACATATGAATATGTTTCTTATGATAAATAAATTTTAAATAAAGAAAATTTGACTTTTTAAAAAATCTTTGATATAATATATATAGAAAATCAAAAAGAAAAGGAATGATGCTTGATGATGTTAAAAAAGTATGTTGATATCGAGCGTCTTAAGGATAAGTACGCTGAGGCTTTCAAGGCAGGAGAGCATATTACAATCACAGAGAAGATTGATGGTGCAAATGCATCCATCTCTGCAAACGAGGATGGCACACTTTCTTGTTTCTCAAGAAGACAGGAGCTGAGTGCTGAGAACGGTCTTCAGGGTTTCTACAACTACGTTCAGACTCTTGACCCAACTATTATCTCAGCTACACTTGGCACAAGATACATCTTTTTCGGTGAGTGGAATTGTAAGCATACAATCGTATACCCTGAGAGCCGCCTTAAGCAGTTCTACGTATTCGATGTATGGGACACTGAGATTGAGCAGTACCTCCCTTGGGAGCAGACTAAGCAGATGGCAGAGTTCTGCGGTCTGAAGATGGTTCCGCTCTTCTACGACGGTCCTTTCACATCTTGGGAGGATATCTACAAGTTCGTAGGTAAGACTGAGATGGAGGGTAGTCCTACTGGTGAGGGTATCGTCATCAAGTCACAGGACCGTCTTGACAATAAGTCAAGCAGAACACCTGCATACGTAAAGATTGTCGCAAAGGAGTTCTCTGAGGTTCACCAGTCTAAGCCACAGAAGGAGATTGACCCAGAGAAGCTTGCCAAGAAGCAGGTTGATGAGGCTCTCGCTGCAACAATCGTAACTGAACGAAGGGCGGAAAAAACTTTGGAAAAACTTATTGACGATACTCTTTTAAAACCTGACTGGGATGAGCATGATTTAGGCTATCTTGCTAAAACCGCACCTAAATTGGTATATGAAGATTGTAGAAAAGAGGAGCCTGAAATTGTAAATGCCATTGAAAACTTTGGAAAAATTTGTGCTAAATTAACTATGGCTCATATCCGCAACATTCTTCTTAATAAAAGCTCAGAAATTATTTGAGGATAAAATAATAATTTCTACATCTTTATTGAGGTGATAAGAATGGGAAAATTTATTGATTTGACTGGATAGATATTTGGCGATTTAACTGTCATTGAAAGAGATACAACTGTTGCCGCAAGAGAAGCATATTGGAAATGTCGCTGTAGTTGCGGAAATATAATTTCGACAAGAGGGAGCACCCTTAGAGGTGGAAAAGCTACTTCCTGTGGATGTATGTCTGGTAAGAAAGCTGGCGAAAAAATGACAAAAGATTTAACTGGTTAGACTTTTGGCGAACTAACAGTTTTATAGAAAGATGAAACTAACACTCAAAAAGGAGCATTTTGGATTTGTAAATGTTCTTGTGGGACAATAAAAACTATAAATGGTTCATCTCTTCGCCGCGGTGCCACCAAGAGTTGTGGATGTAAGTCTGCGCTTTTTGAAAGTCAAAAATATTATAAAGAAGATTTAAGCGGTGAAGTTTTTGGACGTTGGTAGGTTATAAAAAGAGATGAGGAAAATCATTTAGGACAAGGGGCTTATTGGCTTTGTCAATGTTCTTGTGGGACAGCGAAATCAGTAAGAGAAACAAACCTTAAAAACGGAAAGAGCTTATCTTGTGGATGTTTACAATCTCGTGGCGAATGGCTGATTTCTAATTGTTTAAAAGAACTTGGCTATGATTATAAATCTTAGTATAGTTTCCCTGAGCTGTTAGGAGATTATCTTCCATTACGATTTGATTTTGCTATATTTGATAATGATACTATTTTAGCTTTAATAGAATATTAGGGAGAACAGCATTATCAAAACAGAGAATTTTTTGAAACGCATTAGTCTTTTGAAAAAAGGCAAGAATATGATTAGAGAAAAAGAGATTATTGTAAAAATAATAATTTAACTTTAATTGAAATTCCGTATTGGGATTATAATAAAATTAACAAAGAGTATATTTCACATCTTATTAAGTAAGGAGGAAGAAATAATCGACCTCGGTGTAATCGCAAAGCATCTCCCTCGTGCAGTTTACAATGACTGTGTAAAGGAGGAATCCGAGACAGTTGAGCAGATTGAGAACTTCGGCAAGATTTGCGGCGCTCTCTCAATGAAGCTTGCAAGAGGTCTTATCAAGTGATATTTGACGTAGACATTGCATTAGAATTAAAAGAATAGTTTGAGAAGGAGTTACTTGCCAACGCTATAGAACTCCTTCCTCCTACAAATAAAACAACAAATACTATGGAGGAAAAAAGTATGACAAATGATTTCATGAAGGGTATGTTCGGTGCACTCGGTAAGGGTATGTGCAAGATAACATTGGATGGCGGCATCGCTGTAAAGACTTCTGACGGATATAAGACTTATGATAAGACAAGCGGTTCTTTTATAAATTGTGATAGCTTCTGCTTTGGCGGACTTGACGAAATGTTTTTCGTAGTTCCTACTAACGCAGTTGCAGAGGGCGATATAATTTTTGCTAAGGGTAAGCCTCGTTATGTTCTCAAGGTGGATACTAATACTATCACTGTAATCAACTACGAAAATGCTACGGTAGAGACTATCCTTCCTGAGCGTCACATTTTTATGGGTAATACCTACTTCTACGGCAAGATTGTATCTATGTTCGGCAATGGCGACAATCTTACAGGCGGAGCTGGAGCACAGAACATCATGAAGTACATGATGATGAGCCAGATGTGCAAGAACATGGGCGGCGGAGATATGAACCCTATGATGATGATGATGATGTTTATGAACGG